AACAAATCGACAAGGGTCGGGCATGGCTGCGGCATTTGCAACAGTCGCAGCAGAATGCGCTGCCAGAGAAAGATACCGTGCTGAGAATCCAGAAGACCCTAATGACACCATGCTCTGGGGTGTGGATCTCAGCTAGGGTCGCTGCGCTTCTCAGCCCCTATTACGAAAAAGACACGCCACAGGCTGTGCGGGAAATGGAAGCCAGAGATTGGGAACACGCTCTAAGCGGCTTTCCTCAATGGGCCATAGAACGCGCAGTGCGCTGGTGGAAGTCTGATGCCAACACAGACCGCCGGAAACGCCCGCTAGAGGGCGACATCGTGGCTCGGTGTAGGGTTGAGATGGATGGCGTAGCATCAGCGTCTAAGGTGCTGGAGATGAAGCAGCGCGGCGCAGAGCATCAGCCAGAACCTCGTGAACGTATGTTACCAGAACGGGCTGCGGAAATCATGCGCGATGTTGGCTTTGGCGTGAAGCGGATGGAATGAAAATAATTGCGCCAAATGCAAGAAAGTTGTTTACAGCGCTTGTGGATGCTGTAAGGTGTCTACAAGAACGCAACAACAGAGAGGGAAGAACGAAATGGCTTATGTGATGAATGACGGAGGCAAGGCAGCAACTGGCCGCAAAGGCAAATCAGGCGATTGCGCGGTTCGCGCTGTGGCGATTGCCACTGGCACTGATTATGAAACTGCCTACCGCATGATGGCGGACGAAGCCGCAAGTTTCGGATATAAAAAATCCGCCCGTGACGGCATCCACATGGATGTCATTACTTCTGTTTTGAAGAAGTTTGGCTGGGCATGGGTTGCCGCTCCTAAGATTTCTGGCCGCAAGGCTCGGTGCGCTGATCTAGCCGAAAAAGGCACAGTGATTGCACGGCAAGCAAAACACTTTGTGGCGGTGATTGATGGAACGCCGCATGACATTTTTGATTGCTCTGACCGGATGGTTTACGGTTGCTGGGCAAAGGCATGATCGTTTGGTTGCCAGCCCTGCGGGGCTGGCGCCATCACCAACCAAAACGGGAGAACGGAAATGACTTACGAAAAAAACGGCTGGATGTTTAAGCACACTGGTGTTGGCAAACATGGTTCGGTCTGGGAAGTGACTTGGAACGGAATGTTTTTTGCCAACGTCAGCACAAAAGCGGTGATCCGCGCAATGGAAACGGTAGAAACAAAATGACCTACACTTTTCGGCAGGACGTTGAGGGCTACGTCGAAATCATTGAGGTCTGCGCTTTTGGCGATACGATCCTGTGGGACGTGCGCTTCCCGACGCAGGCCGAGGCCGACGCTGCTGTGGCTACGTCGAAACGCCGCCGCCAGTGCAAAATGGTGTGGAAACTTGCAGCCTAACATCTAAACAGCCAGCCCTGCGGGGCTGGCGCTATCATCAACAAGGGAATGACAAAATGCTAACCATGACAATCGCTGGGAACGTAGGCAAGGACGCTGTTCTGCGCAACACGCAGGGCGGTGACCCTGTGCTGGGCTTCTCAATTGCCATCGACAACGGCAAAGACAAGAACGGCCAGAAGCGCGACAGCACTTGGGTGCAATGCAGCATCTGGGGTAAGCGGGCTGACAGCCTCAGCAGCCACATCGTCAAAGGCACGAAGCTGGTGGTGTCTGGTCGTCCCGGCGTAGACGTTTACGAAGGCAAGGGCCGCTTGACGCTTTCGGTGCAAGACCTGACGTTTATGGGCGGGGTGAAGGAACGCAGCGAACAAGAGCCGCAGACCAGCAGCCGCGCCGATCTGGATGATTCGGAAATTCCATTTTAGAATTGATATCATATCAAGTCTAAGGTATGCTTTGCCATCATCATTTGGAGATTGAAAATGGATGAAGAATGGAAAAGCATACCATCATTGGAAGGCGCAAAAGCCAGCACATTGGGGCGCATACAGATGCCAGAAAGTGAGTTGGAAATGTCAAATGGCGCAATGAGGATTTACAAAACAACACCAAGGTATGGTTGTGTTACCAAGGCAAGTGCTACGGCCCGACATAAATATTATGGGCTGGTGTATCGAGGCAAAAACTACAAAGTCCATAGACTTGTCTGCGAGGCGTTTCATGGTCCAGCACCTGAAGGGAAAAACGTAGTTATCCACGAAAATGAAAATGCGCTTGATAACAGACCAGAAAACATTCGATGGGGAACACAAAAAGAAAATCTGAACGCGGCTGGGTTCATTGCATATTGTAAAGCACGAACTGGAGAGAACAGCCCATATACCAAAGGGAGAAATAAGAAAAAATGAGCGAGCGCATGGAATATAACATCGTTAAAGACCAGCGCGGTGTCCTGCACACCATGCTGGACTCAATGAAGCGCGGCGACGAGGTGGTATATCACATAGGTGAATACGCCGCAGGCAAGCACAAGGCCGATGCGTTGGAACTCTACAACCAAGGCAAGTGCATTCTTTACCAGCGCAGAATGGGTCCGGGCAAGTTTGCTTACATCGCCCGCAAGCCTCTGAAGCTGTGAGGGTTTGGCAAGTGGGTGATCCAGTGGGGATGGGCGAGGTCTACTTGCCAACCAGAGACAGCAAGGAAGCCTATAACGCAGCGTGTAATGAGGAAATCCTAGACAGCGCTGCGCGATATGCGATGGAACTGAGGACGGTTGAGGCACGACGAGACTTCATTGCGACTTGGCCGGAGAGTCGGCGCAATGCACTTAAATCGAAAATCAAAACCCTGTGGGAGACACGGAATGACTGACGCACTTATGGATCGCATCAAAGCGCACCGCAGCGCCCCAGATGTTTACGATCCGCCAACATTTGACCAAATGGCCGACCGCATTGATCAAACCGAAGCCAAACTCGCCAAGGCGGTGGAGGCGCTGCGGGATACCACTCAAATGCTATCGCAATGCACATTCACAATTATCAGGATGAAAGGCCAATACTTTGAGAGACTTGAACTTGTAGATAAAGCCCGCGCCGTGCTGGCTGAACTGGAGGGCGAGGAATGAGTGACGATCTGAAACCATGCCCGTTCTGTGGTGGTGAACTGGGCATAACTACTTCGTTTGACCATGAACAAGGTGACAAGTGGGGCTATGCAAGCTGTGGGGAATGTGCTGCCCGTGGCCCAGAGGTTCGCACACAATATGCGCGAGAGCATGATGCGCCGTGGCACTACGAAGCTATCGCTGCATGGAACACCCGCACCAAGACGAAGGCAGAGCAAGCGTTCGACCAACAAATTGCTGACTATGTGAAAAGGGGGAAGCCATGACCTGCCCACCATGCACCCATAACTGCAACGAAGGGCGCGACTGCCCCGCGAGGAAAAAATGAAAGCTGTTTTCCTAAGTTACCTGCTGATCTCATGGATTGATGGATCACAGTCTGGCTTTAAAGTGCCAGCATATATGACTTGCGGCGATCTGATGGACGAAGCCCTAGCCTTGGCTAAGGAACATTCCATGAGGCATACGCAAATGCGCTGCATTTACACGGATCAGATCATCGTCAGCCCACGGCCTATGCCACGCCCAAAGGATTTGTCTTAATGATTGTGGAAATTCGGGGCCAAAGGTTTCCCACAGTCCGCGCAGCTGCGGCAGCGATGGATGTGACAGAAGAAGCAATCTATTCAGCACTGGCTCGTGGGCGCATGGACATGGTAGGTCTAGGCACAACAAAAAAGCGACCCGTCACCATTGAGGGGGTGCATTTCTCCACAATGGCCTCAGCGGCAAGAGCGCTCGGCTTTAGTTCATCGCACTTCAAACGGATCATAGACTCAACTAACCCAGCAACAATCTTGCGGATAAAGGCAGCAGCCATTCGCTACAAGGAAAGCATCAAATGAACCGCGAAGAAATCCTACAGACCGCAAGCCAATACATCACCAAAGACCGCGATGCTACGCACGGGGATGCAGAAGACAACTTCGACAACGTAGCAGACCTCTGGTCGTGGTGGATGCACGGGCGTGAGATATGCACCGTCAATGGCTTCGACGTTGCCATGATGATGACGCTGTTCAAAATCGCCCGTATCAAAGGCAACCCAGATCACGTCGATTCATATGTGGATGCAAATGGATACTTGGCACTGGCAGGGGAAATCCAATGTATGGAGCGCTAGACCGCCAGAAGGACGAACAAATCCTCATGGCGCTGCACCTCGTCGAGAACGTGGGCCTAACCCACAAGGACGCAGCACATCTGGTTGGCATGACCAAGAACGCCTGCATCGGGGCCATAGCGAGAGTGCGGAAGGAACAGACAGGCGTTCACAGCATCATCAGGAACCCAGCCAACAAAGACCGCAGCCAAAAGCAGCTATGGTGGTTCGATCCAACGTCTGAATTTGGGTTATCATTGCTTGATAAGGTTGCCAGATTGAAACAACCCCCAAACTGATGTAAGATGCCGCAGCGACCGACACCGCTATGTGTCGAGATGAGGAATGTCATGGCTGCTGGTAGACCAACTGATTACACACCCAAGATCGTCAAGGCCGCGTGGGACTACGCCAAGGGCGGATGGATCGCAGCAGGTGACAAGGTGCCATCGGTTGCGGGTCTGGCTTGTGAGATTGGCATTCACCGAGAGACCTGTCACGATTGGGCGCGGGACAAGGACAAAGAATTTTCCGACATCCTCAAGGCAATCGCGCAAAAGCAAGAGCGGGAGTTGCTGAATAATGGCCTGTCTGGCGACTTCAACTACTCGATCACCAAGATGATGCTGTCCAAGCACGGCTACTCTGACGCGACGAAGCAGGAACTGTCTGGGCCATCAGGCGGCGCAATACCAATTGAGATCAAGCGAACCATCATTGATCCATCAGAGGCGTGACATGGGCATTTTTGACTTACCTACTGGCGCAAACCCAGCCAAAGACACGCCAGTTGGCAAGGACGAAATGGGCCGCACCATTTACCAAACAGGTTATGGTGCGCAGTATGTCATGCCCGATGCGCCAAAGACCGAAGCGCGGTTCCCAACTAACTTTGCCTATGAGATGACAACGCCGCAGGAACGTGCATCCATTGCCGCTAATCCACCAGCCCCGCAGGCAGAACCAAACATCTTAAGCGGCACTGGCATTGTGGGAACGCTGGGGAATTTCAACCAAATGTTAAACCCGGTTGAAGCAATCGGTCAGTCAATGTCTGCATCGCAGCAAATGCTTGCGCCAGAGACTGCGGGATGGGATCGAGTCACTGCACTTGGCAACATGTTGTCAGGTGTCGCTGGCGTGACAGCGCCCGCAGCAGCAGCCTATAAAGCGGCAATGCCTGCCGCGACAGCCTTGATGGAAAGCCTGCTTGGATGGTCGCCACTGCGGCAGACTGTTATTGACCGTGCCAGCCAGCCTGGGCCTGTGCCGACGATGTATAGCAACCCAATCGCTGGTGATGTTGGCCGACCGCCAGTGACGTTTGCTGACGCAGAGCGGGCTATGCAGGAAGCGCAATCTAATTTCCAAGTTACACGACAAGATGCGTCTCAAATTTTTGGCGCTGGTTCTGAGCGTGTTCGATATACCGACCCGCAAAGCAGTGGAACAATTGAAGTGCTTGTTCGCCCTGATGGATCAGCTTCTGTGTTGGAACTTGAAGTGCCAGAAGCCAACCGAGGTCAAGGCATTGGCCAAAAACTGCAAGAGCAGGTAATGAAAGACTTCCCCATTATGGGTGGGCAAGTTTCATCCAAAGCCGCAGCGACAACTGCATATCGCCTTGGCCGCAGACCGCCGGGTAAGCCTAACGCAACCTTGGAAGATGTATTTGCTGAGATTGATGACATGTCATCTGTCAACATGGTATCGCCGAGGCTGGAAAATAAGATCAATCCAAAAGTATTGCCTGCAATTTCAAAGCCAATAGAGGTTAATCCTAACAGTTTAATTTTCAGAGAATCTCAGCAAAATCGTATGGGCAACGTCAAGGAAATGTTCCCAGAGGGCGAAGGATATTATCCTGTTGTGTCTATTTTTGATAATGGCGAACGCACTATTTTGGACGGACACAACAGAGCAGCCGTTGCGATGGAAAGGGGTGATGTAATCCCAACAGTTGACATAACCAAGAGCGAATATGATGCACTTGTGTCTGCTGGATTTGACGATATGGAAATATCGTATGCAGCTTTATCTCGTGCCAAGCAGGACGAAGCAGCCAGCGCCATTAACCAACAGTTTTCTGGCGCTGATATTTGGAAGCGTGGGGCAGAAGCCGAAGGCATTTTAGACGATCTTAATGCTTCAACGCAAAATTCACGCTAATGAACCTAAACATCAACACGCCACGCTGGGCTGTTCCGATCCTCAAGAAAGAACACGCCCGTTACATCGGCGCATTCGGCGGGCGTGGCTCTGGCAAGTCAACCTTCTTCGCTGAATGGATCGTTGAGCGCTGCGTGATGAAGCGCACAGATGTGGTGTGCGTTCGCGAGGTGCAGAAGTCTCTCAAACAATCCGTCAAGAAGCTGATTGAGAACAAAATCCAAGAACTTGGCGTAGGCCATATGTTCGAGGTGCAGCAGGCGGAGATCAAATGCCCGCATGGTGGTGTGATCATCTTTCAGGGGATGCAGAACCACACAGCCGACAGCATCAAGTCGCTTGAAGGCTTTGACATCGCTTGGGTGGAAGAAGCGCAGTCGATCAGCCAGTTTTCGTTGGACCTGCTGCGCCCGACAATCCGCAAGCCCGGCTCGCAGCTGCTGTTCAGTTGGAACCCGCGATATGAGGACGACCCAGTTGAATCATTACTTCGTGGAAGCAACGCCCCAACCGACAGCATCGTGGTCGAGGTCAACTATTCCGACAATCCGTGGTTTCCAGACGTGCTACGGGACGAGATGCAATACGATCTCAGACGTGATCCAGATAAATATCTGCACGTCTGGAAAGGTCAGTATGTTCGCAACAGCGAAACCAGAGTGTTCAAGAACTGGGTGATTGAAGACTTCGACGCGCCACCTGATGCTGTCCATCGGTTCGGTGCGGATTGGGGCTTTGCATCTGATCCGACAGTATGCGTTCGCTGCCACATCATAGGCCGCAAGCTATATATCGACTATGAGGCGTATCAGGTCGGATGCGAGATCGTTGACACGCCATCGCTTTTCATGTCCATCCCAGAGGCTGAGAAATGGCCAATGGTGGCCGACAGCGCACGACCTGAGACGATCAGCCACATGCGCAAGAACGGCTTTCCCAAGATACAATCAGCCGTCAAGGGTGCGAAGTCTGTTGAGGAAGGCATTGAGTGGCTGAAGTCGTTTGACATCGTTGTGCATCCACGCTGCAAGCACACGATTGACGAACTGACGCTATATAGTTTCAAGACAGATCAGATGACGGGCAAGATTCTTCCCGTGTTGGAAGACCGCGACAACCATGTGATCGACGCGGTGCGCTATGCTCTGGAAGGTGCGCGGCGGGCTAACGCACAGCAGAAGCCAAAGGCCCGGCCAGTGGTCACAATGATGCCGATGGCAAGGTGATTGTTTTATCCGCCAAAAGCG